AAGGGGTGCATTAGTATGTTGTGTTCTGCTTGGAACACGAACATGAAGTTGAACGTACCTGAGATACCTAGTGGCATACCATCAGAGAATGAACCCTGACCGAATGGATACACAAGGAATACTGCAAATGCTGCAGATACAGGTGCTGAGTATGCTACACATATCCATGGTCTCATTCCTAGTCTGTATGATAGTTCCCACTGTCTACCCATGTAGGCAGAGATTCCAATAAGGAAGTGGAAAATAACTAACTGGTAAGGACCTCCGTTATACAACCACTCATCCATAGTGGCTGCTTCCCAGATGGGATAGAAGTGTAATCCTATTGCGTTTGAAGATGGAACTACAGCACCAGAGATGATGTTGTTACCATATAAGAAAGAACCCGCAACTGGTTCTCTGATTCCGTCGATATCGACTGGAGGAGCAGCGATGAATGCTACAATGAAACAAGCAGCAGCAGTTAGAAGACATGGGATCATTAAGACACCAAACCAACCAACGTAGATGCGATTGTCAGTGGATGTTACCCACTCACAAAACTCGTCCCATCCTGAAAGCAAACCACCACGCTTTCTAGTTAAACTAGAAGAATTTAGTGTTGTCATTTAAGAGTACGTTGTATATGAAGGGTAGTACGAGAGACGAAGTTTTATCCTCCCTTTAAAGGTCTCGGTTAAAGGAGCAAATAAGTGAGGAAATCCTCACCTGCATATATTATATATCTTTTTGTTAAGTTTTGTCAAGTAAGTAAAAGTACTCAATATGCATAGCTTATATTACATGTAAGATTAACTTATATGTTTTCTTACTGTGCCTTTGAGTCCTGCTTCTTTTAAATATTTCCTACCTGCTGCTGATGTATCAAATACTTTTGCAAATCTTTTGTCTGGATTCCACGCTGTATGTGAAACCAAATACTCTAGGTAATCATCTACCTTCCTAGTTGCAACCCATCTGATTGCATTACCTTTATCTGCTGCCATGATAAAAATTAAATTCTTCTATTATTTATATACCTTGCCAAAAGTTATCTGTGACAGGTTGTAAGTTTCTTGATAAGAAATATAAACCTACATTACATACAAACCAGTTTAGATTTACTATCCAAGTCTGTCTCCAGAGATACTTTCTATTGCTCTGTACAATAAACATATTTCTTTCATTCATTGTTGTCTCAGGAGATAGAGGTCTAACTTTAATGTATTGCTCTAGTCCTAATGCAACTACGAAACCGATTGCGTAAATGTAAAACACGAAGTTAAGGAAACTTGATGCTGTTAATAGTAGTGGAATCATCCTACGTTTTGTAATTTTTGTACTGCTGTTTCTTTTTGCATAGCAGGGACATCTTTAAGTCCTTCTATACTATACCATGGTGCACTCTCCCAGTCAAATCCTTCTCCAAAGGTATTGTCTGCGTTAGCAACATACCAATGACATGCTGCGTCTGGCACATCTACTGCACACTTCTCCCAATCATCAGACCATTGAGGCACTTGAACCCAGAGTGTCTCAGCATATGCTGTAGTGGATACACCTATTAATATTGCAAATGTGAGTGCCCAATAAAATATTCTTGGCACCCATTTAAGGGGAATATAATACTTCATATCATTCCTGCCATTCCTGCTGCTGTTCCTACAACAACGAAAAACCCAAACTCGATTAATGCGTAGTATGGGGAGTATGCTATTTTTTTCATGTACTTTTTAGATTGAGGGATAAAAGATAAGACCTTTAGTTCTTATGCGAATGCGATGTTACCTACACCTGATACGATGTAAAGTGCAACAACTGATGTGAATAGAATGTGATACATTTTTATGCTCCTTGGTATACTGGTGTCATTACTCCACCACCTTCATCGTCATCATCATCGTCACCACTGATGGCACGAAGGAATAACTCAAGAAATACTATGGCTCCTACTGGATAGAAGCACCATAGTATTGCTTGGAAAGGTGATATAGCATTGTCTGCTACTAACTCGGTCATTATACAAAACCTGGTATAATCTGACCTGTTGTTAAGTATGCTCCTACTGCTGCTATGAAACCTAACATCGCTGCACGACCGTTTAGTTTCTCAGCAAATAATTTTTCTTTTTCAACTGGTTTTGGTGTTGTCATTTTAAAATACTCCTGGTAGAATGTGTCCTGTGAATACGTAAGATACGATACCTGCGATAACTCCAATCATCGCTAGTCTTCCATTTAGTTTTTCTGCTTTTTCGTCAAACATTAGAAGATACCTGGAATGATTTGACCTGTAGTTGCGTATGCTCCTACTGCTGCTACGAATCCGATCATTGCTGACCAACCGTTAAATCTTTCTGCTTCTGGTGTCATTGTTTTTACTCCGTGTGAATAATAGGGGTTTAGAATATACCAGGTATGATATTACCTGTTAGTGCGTATGCACCGATCATTGCAACGAATCCGATCATTGCTAGTTGTCCATTGACTAACTCTGCCTGTGTAGCATAGTCTGTCTCAATTAAGTCTGTCTTTGGTTCTACAGCATACATGTTCTGGCGACCGCCAGACTCAGTTACAGTAAACGCAGACTTGTACTTAGGGGTCATTTGTTAACTAATGTAAAGTTATGTACATATTATATAGCAAATGTAAAGTTTTGTCAACAGGGTCGGATAACAATATTTCCTGATACGCTGACTCTTTTTCCTTCGGTAGTCTTAGGGTAAACTGTATGAATCATCTGTGATGGGAAGATTAAAACGTGTCCCTCACTGGATTTATTGATATCTACCTTCGTTCCTTTGTTGTCTTTGATAAAATAAAATGGTGCATCATCATTAGTTGTGCTTATATAACAGCTAAAAGAATAAAATGAGTTCTCATGCATATGAGGGTAGTGTTGGTCTCCTTTTTCCATAATATTACACCACATATTAGTTATGTGTAGGTTCTGTGCACCTTCTGTAGCAATACCATACTTCAGTTTATGGAACTCATAAGCATGATCTATGAGTAATGTGATCCAATGATGGAAAGATTGTGGTACTTCCATCGCATATTCCTGTCTGAGTGATGCTTCAACAGGATCGTTGTGTATTATCTTTCTCTCTATTGCAATATCAGATGCTTGTTGCATATCAGCAAAAACACTCGATGGCATTTCAGCAACAAGTATATCAGTTCCTTCTAAAAATCTCATAATAAAAAAAGGGCAGTGTCCCTGCCCTTAGTAGTGGTCTTCGATAGGAGTATAATTACAACGCTTCCGAAAACCATCTAGATTAACGTCTATTGGCAAAGACGAATCTATTTATATGTCGGATGTAAAGGATATTAGATCAGAAAATTTATCATCAGGTGTAAAAGTAACATCCTTATGATCTATTTTCTTTTTAACTCCTTTGAGAGTTTGATAAACATTCCAGATTGAATCTAATTCATTCTCTGGAAACTCTTCGTTTTCTATTGCTAGTTTTAATAGACTCCTTACAGATGCAATTGCTGCATCTAATGAGTCATGTGGTAGACCGCAAGACATAGTTCTAATTAGGTAGCGTTGTGAGCATAAGCAGCGACCTCTGGATCAGGGTCTAACCACTTGGTATATTCAAAATCTTCAATGGCATAGTCTAGTTGAGTGGCATTATCTAACAGATACATGTCATTATATCTCCTAGTTATTTCATTGAACTTTTGTATTCTATAGTCGGGATGACCATTTTCTAAGACACCCGAAGAGACGTACCGATAAGGATAACGTTCATGGATTACTTTCATAATAAAAATCAGATTCAACATTGTCAAGAAGGATTTCATAATCCTCATCAACATTACCATAGAAATCGACACCTCGATCCTCGTAATGTCTCATGATTTTATTATACACCTTGGGATACTCTATGTCAAGTATTAATTTTCTATTGATCGCATCCTCCAAAATAGTTCTTTCGCATATATCTTCCCAGTATGTTGCTGTTATAGTATTTGGGTGTGCCATCGGTGTCTTCCTCCGTGAGTACATTATTCAAGAACAGTTGACGAGTCTCCTCATAGTTAACATGTCCTAGTGTTTTATGTAGAGACATGATCTCTCTTTTAAATGTATTCTTGCCTACCTTTTTTATTTCTTCTTTTAGTTCATCTGAACTTCCATAATACTTTTTCCAATCGGACTCACTAGTAACTTTTCTTTTTCCACCTTTAGGTTTTCTTTTTTGTTGAAAGTATTTTCTGCCGATGTACTGTTTACCATTTTGTAAATTTGTAATCCTGTAGACAAAACCGAAGAAATCGCCAATATTGTCAGAAGTGAAAGGTTCACCTTGATATAGCCAGGGATTTTCGTAGTCAATCGCAGAGTCCGTCTTCGTCGTTGATGTCAAGATATGTTGTAGTCTTATCGCTATCATTACTTATACGATAAGCAGCAGGGTCTGAATATACCTCCGCTTTAAGTTCAGCGATTGCTATCTCAAGATCATTGATGAGTGTTTTTAAATTTTTCTTTTGCATTTTACTCCCAGTATTCGTCTAGAACATCTAGAACATTGTTTAGAATCATTTGTGCTGCTGCCCTTTCATCGTCATTCCAATGAGGATACCATTGATGACGATGTAGTCCATCCTTCATACGCATTACCTTGGCAAGCATTTGGACTTTGTTCAATCGACCGTTCATCCACCTACAAGTTTTGACCAATCCTCGTCAAACTTCTTTAACCCTTGATCTGTGAGTATGTGCTTATACATTCCACTAAAAATTTTATCAGGAATGGTACAGATATCAGCACCCACTCTAAAGCAAGAGGCGACTTGGTGAACATCCCTAATGGAAGCAGCAAGGATTTGCGTTTTTTGTTTATGCGTAGCGTAGACATCTGAGATCTCCTCTATAAGTTGAATACCATCAAATTGTTGATCATATACACGACCAACGAAAGGGGAAACATATGTTGCACCTGCCTTAGCAGCAAGTATTGCTTGTGCTGTAGAGAAACAGAGAGTAACATTTACTGCTACATCATCTGAACTTAAATCTTTACAGACTTTTAATCCCTCTGGAGTGAGAGGTACTTTAATTGTGATGTTAGGTCCTAATTCAATATAATCATCTGCCATTTCCAACATCTCTTCTACT